CATAGGCTACGGCTGCCGCGCCTGCGGCTGCGAATGCTGCTCCAGCAATCTTTCCGAACTTAGCAATCTTATCGCCGAAGGTGGCAACATCTTTATCTGCTTTATCAAGGTTCTTAGTGAAGTTATCGACATCAGCAAGAAGCTTGAGCGTTAACGCTCTTGTACCTGTTGCCATTAGCCCCACTCCTTCAAAATCTTAGTAAATGATTCTGTCCACTTAGCCACGATCTGAGGTTGGATCTTTCTCAGAGTTGGATAAATAAACCAGCCCTTAGAGCCTCGACCTTCTCGGCCTGACCAGACAGGGAACTGCTTATATTTGTTAGATCCGAATTCAGTACCGCCCCAAATATCTCTAGTGGTTGCACCACCTGAGAACTTCTGTGAAGCGAAGCCATAAGTAATCTCACCGATACGGCTTGACTTCTTAACCCTAGAACCTTGAGCAATACGCCCCGAGACTTTAGTGTTGTTACCCCTGCTAGCAGTTTGAATAACCTCAGCCCGGGCGAATTCAGCCAGAGCGCCTGATTGGCGCTTGGCCTCATCGTTGGCTTCTTCACCCATATTCTTTAAGGCTTTAAATACCATGCGGAGTTCCGTCTTATCGAAGGCAAGTACTTCATCTGCCACGATTACGCTCCTCTAGTATTTCGATCGCTGTAAGAATATCCTCAGCACTTCGCCAATGATCCATAGGGATCTGAGTGGCTATTGCCAGTTCTACTAAGAGTCGGCTGACGCTTCCTCTTGTATGACTTTTGGGTTTCCTTCACCTACTTCAACATCTGCGACCGATTCCATCCAGACATCGAGTGTCTTAGTTGGCTTGCCGCCTGCATCGCGCTTCATTGCTGAGTGCGTTACATAAAGAATGTCCCACATTCCACCGAACTGGGAGATAACCTTTTTAGTTGTCATCTCCCACTTGGCGTAATCAGGTGGGCGAACCAGGTAAGTGGTTTCCGATCCATCAACATATTTAATTGTTATTTGCTGTTGCATTGTTTGCTCCCGTTTCTATTGTTTAGCTGAAGGTTTCTGTAACTGCGCCCTTTGATACTTTGAAAGTAAAGTCTACTGTCTGAGCATCTGTTCCAGCGCCACCTGCTGTAGGAAATTCTGGCATTACTGGAAATGAGAATACTGCGCCTGTAGCAGCAGTAAGGCTGATAGTGATGTCTGTGTCTGGTGCCGTCTCTGCTGCTGTCCATAGTGCTTCGCATACTGAGTTAGCCTTGCCCCAATCAGCAAGCATTGAAAGCGCAAAAGTACCTTCGATGTTTGTGGTCTTATAGGCTTCGCCATCAAGAGTCTGGTATGTCTCGCGAACATTGGTCTTTGTTAGAACTGCGCTTGTTGCTTGTGCTTCGATATCTGTTCCACCTGAGAAAGATAGAGAAATATCGCGCCCTGTGATTACTACGGTTGCCATATTGTTGTCCTTTAGTTTGTTTGTGTATAGTAGGTGGAAACTCTGATATCGGCCACCAATACATTGGAAGGGCCAACTTGAGTTACCGTTGGTTTTTCAACCGCTCCGACAATGTACCCGGCTGGGATCACTTTCAGAACACTTATTACGAGCTGCTCGAGATTGTCGAGCGATGCAGGGTTGCTGTTATATGCAACCGCTACTGAAATAGTTAAGTTAATCTTTGTGCGAATCTGTGCTTTGCCTAAAGTTTCTAATTCCAGATAAGGAGAATCGGGCACCATGACCACGAAAGGCACCATAGGAGCCTCTGGTACATAGGCATAGACATTGCCTGCAACGCTAGCGAAGGCTGTGGCTAGTGGTTGTCTAACTGTGCTTAAAATTGTATTTGACATTACTGAACCATTGAATCGGTGTCGATAAACGCTCCGAGAAGTCCTGACACTCGATTAAAGAGGCTACGGCCTAAACGGTATGGGCTAACGGTTGTGAAGTCGATTCCCTCGATCTGTCCACCAGGGGCGATACGAGATTGGAATACTTCTACTGATACTGCAAGAACTGCTGACTCTACTGCGCTGTTGCCTACATAAGTTGCAGCACCTGAAAGAGTTGCCAAGCCTGATGGAATTACTTTGCGCTCTGTAATATCAGCGTTTGTAATTGATACTGTAAAGAAGCCGTTGAATTCTCTGTAAGAACCATCTAGGAATATGCGCGAGTTAGATCGCAAGATGAATGAATCGTAGTCTAGGTTGCTAGATTCTAAGATGGTAAAAGTTCCGTTGAATGGGGAGCCTACGCCTGTAACGACTACGCTCTGACCCACTCCAAAGTTATTATCGCCAAGGACATAATATGTCGCGATGTTATCTTGAAGCGCCACGACATCGATCGGGCTTGAGTACTTGACCAACATAGGCAAGATAACTGCCTCAGCCGTATCTATCACATCGGTTAGATATGCGTCATTGTAGAGGGAATTGGAAACGCCAAGCACAGAGCGTAATTCGGCTGGTGTGATTATTGTTGCCATTTCCAATTCCTCTCGTTAAACGGCTGGGGGAGCCACCGGGAGCAGCAGCCCCCCCATGATTAGTTAATTACTACGCAACCATGAAACGGTAAGCGCCTGCACCAAGCTTTGTAGCAGTTGCGCCATAGCCGTAGTATCCAACTTCAACCTGACCTGTTGAGATGAGGTTTGTCTGGAGTGATAGGCGTGGTGATTCGTACCAGGTGTAAGCATCTGGATTGATAACGATAAGACTGTTATCGCCAAGTCCTGAGCCATCTGTTAGTGCGCGTGATACTCGAAGGTTAAGTCCGAGAAGGTTCCCACGAATCGCTGTTGCAGTTAGAGTTCCGCCAGCGTTCTGAGGATTGATTGTCTGTTGGAAGATTGGGCGATTTGAACCATCGACCAAGCCCATTAGAGCGCCCCACTGTTCTGGAGATACGCAAATGTTTTGTGCGAATCCAAGAGTGTTTTTGTAGATTGAAACTGCTGCATCTGATACGAAATCAGCAACTAAAGCACCTGTTGATAGTGCTGCGCGGTTTCCGCCGTCTGTTCCGCCATTTACCATAGCGGTTGCAACTGCGTTATCTGTTGCTTTTGCGTATGCGTATTCCATTTGGCGTACGAGTTCAGCAAAAAATGCTGGAGATGAACGATCTAGAAGTTCAAGGCTGAAGGTCTGGCGGCCAATAAACTTCTGTACATTTACAGTAACGAACGCTGCGTTTTGGTCTGTCTCTGATGGTGCGCCACCTTCAGATGCTACTGCAACTGTTGGAGCAACTGTGATCTTTGGAATCTCGAAAGTCATACCTGCATCAGGTAGAGCGCCGCGAGATACTGAATCAATGAATGGACGATCTGCGTTTGAGATGCCATTGATAACTTCAGTTAATTGACGAGTTGGTACGAGACCAGCGTTGTCTGTTGTGTCTGCTGCTGCTGCAACATACATTTTTGATGTGTCGTTGCCAAAATGGGCGCGGACTGAATGCTCGAGATAAGAAGCCTTATCAACGATTGGGTTACGAACAGTAGTTGAAATATAAGGTGCTGTTGCAGCCTTAACTTCAACCTTTGCAGCCTCTACCGTTTCTGCGGCAGGAGCAACTTCTGGAACGGTAGTGTCTGACACTTGTTCTCCTTCTGTGGTTGATTGTGTTTCTTCCTGAGATGTCTCAGAAACTTCGTTTTCTACTGCCGCTACTTTCGCGACTTCTGCGCCCGGGATTGCGCCATCTGTAACCAGGCTAACTTCGATCAGGTTAGATGCACTGATAGCCATTACGCCATCCTCGTTATCCCACTCTGCAACATCTACGCCAACGCTGAAATCTGAGCGAAGCCCTGTGGCTGCTTCTTCTAGTGCGTCATTGCCTGCTGTTGTTTTAGCGATCTTAAATTCTGCTGTTATGCCTGTAGCATCTTGCTCGAATGAAACCATTTTTCCAAGCGGGCGAGTTACATCGTGCTGAAGAACTAGCTTGATGTTTTTAGCCATAGTAATTGAATCTTCTTTGAACATAGTGCGGCCTGCTGATGTGCTGCCTTCAGCGTTCCATGAAACGATGCGACCTGCGATGATGCGAGATTCTGTATCTGCCGCCGTAATCGCGTATGGCATGGTTATCTTCATGAGTTCTCCTTATTGTCGATCAGATCTTCTTCTTCGCGGATTTGTTCAACGCTCATAGCGCCGATTCGATTTAAGATTTCATAAACTTGAGCGCGAGCAAGTGCATCTGAACGCAAGAACTCATCGAGCGAGAAACGAATAGATCCAGTTGAAGGGCAGAAGTCCGGCATTGATAAGCGCTGTTCGATAGCAGCCAAAATTGGCTTCATTGAGAAGTCGATAAGCGAACGGCGCTCTGAAACGCTGTTGCTGTAGGTCATGCTGGTAGTTTCTGCGCTAACGAAATAAGCAGGTAGGTTGCAAGCGCGAGCCAATTCCAGCGCGACATATTGGCGAGCCTCATTTAGTTGTAACTTGGCAGGATCGATGCCCAGCGCTTGCAATTCAACATCCGCATTGAGGAACGCGGTTGATTTAGTAAGACGAGCGGTGCGCCATGATTCTAGAAGTTTAGAGATGCGCTCTGCTGGAAGATTTGTACCGTTAGATTTTAGAACCTGAAGTGGTACTGGCTCTTTAGCGAAAGTTTCGGCGGCTTGCTCGAGCGCGTGTGCTGCTCGGATAGTGCGCCCTGCACGATTCAACACGCCTTCATCAAGTCCGTAAAATACGACTAGAGAACCTACGCCTTGAGTTGGAACTATTGAACCATCTACTTGGTAACCAACGATTTCAGTTTGATTGTTATTAAGTTTAGGTGTTACGCGATCTGGTGCAATGCGAGTCCAAGCGCGAACGCGGCCTGTGTCTCCATATTGCTCCAAAACCTGTCCGTAAGCCATCCCATGGAATAATAAATCTTCCGCGAGCCAAGCGTAGATAGCGGAACCTGGAACGCGTGGATCTGGTTGATTAATTACTGCTGGAGTTCCCATGTGTGAACCATCGAGCTTCGAATACTGCTCGAGTGGCAACGCTGCGAGTGTTGAGCAGATGATGTTACGCGCTCTGGCAATAGTTGGAACTGCCATGGCTTGTTGACGGCTTGCTACTGATTGAGTAAATACGAAGGGATTAAAAGATGCTGTGTTATTAAACGGTGCAG